GCGTCGAGCTGGTTCTGCTGTGCGTGATTCTGCGCGGTATTCACCGTGGCGAGTCGCGCGCCGTTGACCTGCAGCTTCCCGGTACCGGGCTCCGCTGTGACCGCGCCGCGCGTGACCGGGTGCGCAGCGAGGTCCTGCGCCATCGGCCCGACGTAGGTGCCCGCGCCGTCCTTCGGGTCTTTGTACTGGTAGATGCTGCCTGGAGCATTGCGCGCCGAGTCGGCCAGCAGCGCGTCCCCTTCGCTCAAAATCGGGTGAGAGTTGTCGCGAGCGAAGCGCTGATATGCGCGCGCGCTCGGCGGCCCCGACGTGAGCGATTGTCCGGCCGCCGACAGACCGGCGCCGAACGCCTTGCTGGCGTCAGGCCCGGTGCCCGTCATCGAATTGGTCCCGTCGTCCGCCTTCGGTATCTTGTCCGCCGGGATTGCCGCGTACTTCGCTACGTCCTTCTGGTCAGCCGCGGTCGAAAGCCCATGCTGGTCAGCGATCGAGAGCAGCGCGTGGTAGGCGCTCTTCGAGCCGCCCGCGCCGCGCGAGGCGTCCGAGATTGGCTGATACGAGGAGATGAGGCGGCTCGGGTTGTGCGGATCCCGCTGCGTCGCCGCCGGCTGCTGAGGCTCGTCGGCGTCGTCGTAGTCCACCGGGATGCCGCGCAGCCGCGCATAGTGCATCAGCGGGTCCTCGCCGTCACTGTCGACAAGCGGCGCCCCGCGCGTGTAGCTCAGCGGCTGAATGTTGTCCTTCGCACGAATGTCGGACGCGAGTTTGCCGAGCGCCTTGCCGGCGAAGTTACCGGCCATGCTCCCGAGCGCTCCGCCAACGGGACCGCCAACTGCTGAGCCGATCACGCCTCCCGCGACGCTGCCCGCCGTGCCGCCGATCGCGCTGCCTTCCGCCGCGTGCGCCGCCGAATCCTGACTTGCCTTCGACGGTCCGAGCGAGTCGGTCGACTGCGCCGGAGCTTGGTTAGGAAGCGGGGCCGGACCCTGATTGCTCAGCGGCTGGATGTTCGTTTTGTAGCGCTCGTCGGAAGTCGCGGCGATGACGCCGGCCGCCCCGGAGAGGGCCGCGCCGGTGTACGCCTGCTGACGGTTCGCGTCGGCGATGCCGGCTTGCGTCGCGTTGCCGGTGTCGATGCCGTGCGTCTGGTTCGCCGATGCCCACTCGGACTCACGACCCGCGAGCGCCGTCGCGTTGAGGTTCAGTTGCTGCGTCTGAGCGCCCATCTCCGCGCCCAGTCCCGCTTGCTGCCCGGCCATCTGCTGCTGCGCCCATGCCTGCGAGGTGGCGTCGTTGAGCTGCGTTCCCTGCAGAGCGGTGTTCGTCGCGTACTGCGCCCCCGCGAGCCCGAGTTGCCCTGTCCCCTGGTCGCCCGTGACGACCTGGCCGGCGACGTTCCCTGCTTGGCCCATGGCGCTGAGGCGCTGCGCTTGAAATGCCGTATTCTCGTTCGCGCGGAGCTCCGCCGCCTGCGCGTTCGCGCCTTGCTGCGTGAGGGCATTTTGCGCGACCGCTCCCCGAAGCGCCGCCGCGCTGCCGCCCATGCCACGGCCGGAGCGTGCCATCGCGAGTGCGTTCGCGGTGTTCGCGTTCGTTGCCTGCTGCAGTTGCGCCTGAGCCGCGCTCGGCCCTGGGCCCTGATTCGAAAAGTTCATCAGCGCGTTGTAGGCGCCGGTCTGTAGCGCGCGGTCGTTCGCCGCGTTCGCGGTCGCCGCGTCGTATGCGCCAGTGTCGCCCTGAAACCTGCCGAGCCCGCGCGCGCCCGCGGCTGCCGACAAGTCGCCCGCTCGGCTGGCGTCGGTGCCGAACTGTCCGCTGTACTTGTCCCCCGTCGCCTGCGCGTTGCCGAGCATGGCAGCGGTCGGAGCGTTGTTGTTCGTGCCGAGCCCGAAATCGCCCTGCCGCTTTGCGAGCGCTTCGGCGTCGCTGAGGTTACCGAAGAGCGAGCTCTGAACGCCGAGGCCGTAATCGTATTGGTGACTCCCGCCCAATTCGGAGCCGCGCGCCACAGCCTGGTCTACCCCGAGCTGCGTCTCGTGCCGGCCGCCGGCCTCGCCGAGATGCGTATACCCAGGATTGACCGGCGTTTGCTGCGCGCTCAGCAGCGCGCGCTGCCGCTCTTCGGGCGTCATCGTTCCGTCAGGGTTCGGCATCAGGCTTTCCTCGCTGCGGCAAGCCGCTTCGTCTTTCCGATCGTCTCGCTCTCGATGAACAGCGCCTGCGCGATGAAGCCCTCGGTCGGTCCGGAACTCGTCGCGTCGACCACCGTCACGCGGATGGACGACCCGAGCCGGACCTTCGGTGTCACGTCGAGATACACGGAGCCGTCCGGCGCGTCCGCCGCGGTGACTTGGAACGGGTAAACGTCGGCCGTCGCGCCATCTACGGACACGGACACATTCACGTTCGCGGCGCCTCGGAATTCTCCGACGAGCACCACGTGGTCAAAGCCGCCATACCCGGCGACACCGAATGGCCGAATATCACCCGTACCGAGCTTCGTCGGAATGAACGTCGAGCTGATCGCGTACGTCGTGCGATCTTCTGCGAAGAGCAGGTTGAGCGAGCCGGTGTTGGCGCCCGACTGAACGAAGGTATCGAGCCACGTGCCGCCCGGGCCCTGTGAGCCGACACCGATATTGGTGTCTACGCTCCACCCTTGAGTCTTCAGGTCGTACACCAGGCAGGCGGTATTCACGCCGTTTTCCGTATCGGTCATCACGAACCGAACGGTGATTTCGCCCTGTCCGGAAGCATTTGCCGGAGCCGAGACAAGTGTCGCCGACTTGCAGATCGGGAACGACGCGAGCGTGTCCTCTACCTCGGCGCCAATGAAAACAGGCGCGTTGAACCCGCGCGGAAGCAGATAAATCCCGCGCTTCGACTGGAAGAACACGCCGATCGATGTCTCGACTACCGAGCGCCAATCGATGCACCCCACGTCGCACGGGAGCTTTTGCGGAGGATTGTAGCCACCGACGCCCTGGTCGTCCGGTCCGTCGCCGGTCACCAGGTAGATGGCCTCGCGGGCGAAAGCGACGAGTGTGCCGTCGAGCGACGCGAGCCCGGTGTTATTCTCGGGAAGGAACACCTCGAATTCGAAGTCGCTCGGGTCGCCGAATTGTGTCGGCTCGCCATCGACGAGCAGCTTGCTTGACGTGAGCACGCACCGATCGAGCTGCCCCCCGAGCCACAGCCGCCCATTGCAGAGGCACATGAACGTGCAGGGCGGGGGGAGCTGATTGGGGATGACGCCGCCGTCCGTGTAGATGAACTCGTTTGCGGCCGCGGCGGTGTCGCCCATCAAGTCGACGTACGTGACGAAGGTGCCAGAGAAGGCGTTCGGGGCGCCGACGTTCGGCGTCACGCGATGGTAGGTCGTGCCGCCGACCAGCGTGCGGTACACGTGCACCGATACGTTTGCCGCCTTGCTTTGCGCGATGAGCGTTTCGATTTGGAGCGTGGCCGAGGTATTGGCACCGCTCGCGAACGTAAACGGATCGCTCGGAGCCGACCGGTGTCTGCGTCCCTGCGTATCGAGGTATTCGAACACAGCGACGTAGAGGTAAGTGCCACTCGAGAGGGCGCCGCCGCCGCCGCCAACGACGCTGAAGATGACGGGGAAGTTACTGAACCCGGTCTCCTCGCAAAGTCCATTGAACTCCGCGAGCGCGCCGCCTGAGATTTGGAGCGCCCGCCCTGCTTGCACGGTCGAGCGCGCGGCAAAGCGCTGCGTCACGAACAGCGAGAAAAATGAGAGGCTCTCGACGCTGTAACACTCGGCTGCCGCATTTCCGAAGCGCACCGTGTTCAGCAGCACCGTGAAGAACCCGGTATTCGTGCCGAATCCTGTTGACGTGTTCACTACGTCGACCAAATGCGACGTGAATGAGCCCGTCGAGCCGACCATGTTTGGCGTGTGCAGCTGGCGACGAAACGTCACGTCCGTTGCGCCGCGGCTCATGCGCATCAAGTAGAAGGTGCGCTGCGTGTCCCACAGCGTTCCTGAGTTCGTTGCGTCGCTATTGTGCGTGTGCACCCACACGTATCGCCCGTCTTGGCTGCCGAGCGTGCCCTGCGCTGGCCCATTGAATGGCTTGCTGGCGAGCCGGCAAAACTGGTGAACAGCGATCGTTCCGACGCTGCCCGAGTCGCTGATGTTGACGACTGAGACGAAGCTCAGGTTCGCGCCGCCGCCCGACAGCCCACCGTAGTACAGGCCGGCGTTGTTCGCGTCGTCGATGACCACGCCGGGCTGGTCGACGTTGTTTACCGTCGCTGCGCCGACCGTGGTGCGCGTGAGCGAAACGGAGGTGACCGCGTTCGCCAGCGCCGCGTAGCAGACTGTGCCGAGCGTCGTTTCGAGCCACGCAACAAACACGGAGCTCGAGCTCGTGCCGGCGATCGTCATCTTCGTATGCTGGACACCAACATCGGCCGACGCGATCGTCTGCGTCTGCGTCACAGCCGGCGAAGATACGGCAGTGAGCAGCTTGACCGTCAGTGTGTTGACGGCGCTCTGGTACACGACCACGAAATCGCTGCCACGGCCGACCGCGTCGAAATAGTCCCCCGCGTTGTTCAGTGTCCCGATTGCGACTGTCGCTCCCGGGAGACCCGTTGTCGGGTCGAACGTAGTACAGTTGAGCGTCGTCCCGTTCCTGGTCAACAGGTAGAGAAAGGAGCTCGTGCTCACCACGCGCGGGTAGGTGGCCGTCGCGAATGCCGTGGTCGAAATGACCACCGACCCGCTCGGGGTGCGCGCGCAGGTGTACGTTACTGTCCCGTCATCCCAGGCGTAGAGCAGCAGCCCGCTCGAGTATCCGACCGACGCGTTCGCAAACGTTTTCTGGTCGGAGATGGCCACGGGCGAACGTTCGCCTGGGCCCCAATGCGATATCTCGTTGCGAGACGCGATGTCCGCGTCTGTCCAAGTCGTTCCGTTCAGCTGGCGAGCTCCGGAGCCGAGCAGCAGCAGCGGCGCGCCGCTCCATTGCGTGATGGCGTTGACCGGCGAAGACGTGTATTGCGGGCCGCCGCTCACTGAATTCAGCCCGCTCAAGCTGATTGAGCGCAAGCCGTAGCGCTTCGCGGGGCGGCCATCTTTGCGCCAGCGCACGTTCTGTGCGACGACATGCACGTCGGGCGGCGCGACGCGCGGGTCGATTCCCTCGTTCTGCCCGCGGGTGAACAAGATCGGGAGCAGATCGCTCACTTGTAGTACCCCGCTGCGTCGCAGTAGAAAACTGTGACTCCGGTCGCTGTGATGGCCAGTGGAAACGCGCTGCCATTGAGCCGCACCGCTGAGTCCTGGCAAATCACGTTCAGCGTGTTGCGCGCCGTGCGCATGATCACTACGAAGCGCCGACCGAAGTTCTTTGCCGACAGAGGCGGCAAAATCGCGGTGAGGTTGCCCCGGGTGGTGTCGAATACCGCTTGCTGATCAGGCAGTAAAGCGAAGGCAGTCGGCGCTGGCGCAGGGAGCGCGACGCGCGACACATCGTCGAGCACCGGCGCGAAGTTCAAGCGGATATCGGAGCACTCGGCGTGCACATTGTCCTCGAACGCGGACAGCTGGCGCCCGAGCTTTTCGGCGTCACCCGTCGCGAACTGATTGATCTGCTTCAGCGTCACAGCATCGTCCTTCGGTTGCGCATGTTGCGCATGTCGATGCGTCGCGTGACGCTCGGGCGGTCCTGTCGCAGTCGCTGTTCGAACTCGGCCTTAAGCCGGTCGCGCTCCGAAGTGGCCAGCGCGTAAATGCCGCCCTCGCGGTCACGCACGAGGATTTTCACGAGCACGTCCCAGTTGAGCCATTCCTCCCACCCGGCGATGCCGTCGAAGGTGTCGCTGCCCGCGACGAGGTCCGGGAAAAGTCCCATAAACCAGCCCGTGTACGGATACGCGGACTGCGGCGGCGGCACGATACCGAGCTTGTTGCCGTAGCGAAAGAAGCCGACCGGGATGCTCTGCGTCGCGCCGGTCGGTACCGGGCCGAAGATGCCCTGGTATTGATTGCGCTGCTCGAATGGGATCTGCGGAATGTCGAGCACCTGGCCGTTGACCGTGCACTCGAGCTGGTAGACGTGCAGCACCGGTCCGCCCGTCCAACCGGACATGTCGAGCGTACCGAAGGCGTAGGGCGCCGTGGGGCCGACCGTGAGAGTGCTGGAAAATGGGGTGAGATACAGAGGCCAGCCCTGCTCGCTCACCCACTCACGCCAACGCTGAATCGATTGATTGATCGCGCGCGTGAGGTCGGCGTCCGTGTGGCGCAACGTGGCCCCGACCTGGTCCGCCTGCCAGCGCACGTCCGCCAGCATCTGGGTCAGGGTTCGGGTTCTTGCCACGTTGCATCACTCCGGTGGGTTAGTAATCGTCGCTGTCGCTCATGCATGTCCCGATGAGGCGCTTCATCGCCGCCATCTTTTCCTGGTCCCCGGCCATGTCCGGGAACACCTCGGAGAACGCCGCCTCGAACCCGGGAGGCAGCGCGCCGCCCCGGTCCTCCGCTGGTTTACCGTCTCCCAGCTTTGGCTTGTCACCCATGATGACGGCGATGTCCAAGCCCTTGCCTTTGCTCTTGCCCTTCGGCTCATCGCCGTCGGGCTCCATGCCTGGCATGCCGGCCATCAGAATTGCTTCGTCCGGTTCAGCACGAAGGCGAATGTGACGGTGTCGCCGCTTGCGGGATCGGTGGCCGTTCCGCCACCGTTGCCGAACGTGACGGACGCGGTCCCTGCCGTTGGCGAGAACGCCGTGACCCACGCCGTCTTGATTGTTCCTGCAGCGGAAACGAACGTCACGTCCAACTCGGCGTCCGCGTCTGCAGCAGGCGGGAACGTGAGCGCGTACACGCCGGCCGTGCCGTGTGTGACGCTCATGTTCTGGTCGTCCTGCGAAGTGAGCGGCGAGGGCACGGCGCCAGCCGCGCCGATCGTCGCTCGCATCCTCATGTGTACTCGATCGAACCTGGCCGACTTGAGGTCGTAGGCAGGAACGTCGCCAGCGCTTGCACTCATGGTCACACCTCAGGTCGTTGCGACGCGACCGCAGAAGCCCGGGGCAGCAACCACGAAAGCCGGGTACGCGACCAGGCGGTATTCGTAGTCGTTGCTTGCGACCTTGCGGAGCATTTCGAGCCCGTCACCATTGACGACCTCGGGGATTTTGCTGAGGCCACCGAGCTTGACAGTGTCCATCTTCAGCGCGAACGCGGTGCCGATCGGGCAGAACGGATCCGCGTAGAGTTTGACCGTCTTGCCTCCGGCCTTGAACGTGATGTTCTCGTAGCCGAATTCGGCATTCGCGCCGATCTCGCGGTAGCCACGCGACTCGAGCGAGTCAGCGACGTTCTGCCACTTCTCGGGGTTCAGGAACACGGCGTCCGGGCCGGGCCCGAAGTTGCGGCCGCGCATGCGCGTCACCAAGCGCTTGAGGCGCTGCTCGAGCGTCACGCTCGCGATTTCCGCGCTCGTCAGGCGAATGCCGGACATGCGCGCCGAGTCGACCGTGCGATTGATGTTCTCGAACGTCGTCGAGGTCGGAGCCGCCGCGGGGATCCACGCGCCGAGACCGAGCAGGATGCGCGTCGCGCCGGAGCCGCCGAAGTCGCCGTCGCGGAAGGCGTACATCGTGCCGGTCCAGTTGGTCGGCGTCGCCACCGAACCGCCCGAAGTCGCCGAAACGCTGAACGTGCCCGCGTTGCGATCGACGCTGACCACGAAGCCCTGAGCCGAGCTGGCAATCAGGACGTGCGAGGAGTCGGAGCCATCGTTGGCCGACACCACGAGGATCTGCCCAACCTCGAAGTTGACCACGTCGTCGGCATTGACGAGCGTGCACACGCCGCTCGAGATGGTGAACGAGCCGAGCGCCTGGCCGCCATTGCCGTACAGGTACGTCGAGAAGGTGTCGCCGAACCCGTTGTACAGGCCGTTGATTTCCGTCTCTTGGTCGCGGAGGAACGCGCCGACGTTGGAGCGCGAGGCCTTGATGACCTTGTCGCCGATTTCGACCGACGCGCTGTAGTCGCCGTACGCGACCTTCCACTTGCGGCCCTGCAAGTTGCCGTTGCCGGAGCCTTGCTGAGAGCCTTGCTGCGCCTTGGCGAGCGTCGCGCCGAAGCCTTGCGGATTCTGGAAGATGAACGGATGAACGTATTGATCGCCGCCGAGGTCTTCCTCGCGCGTGACCATGCCGAAGAAGGGTCGATCCTTCTTGGTCAGGTCGTCGATTTTGTCTTTGGTGTAGTAGTCTTTGAGAAATGCGTCGAATTGCGCCAGAGTTGAGGCCATTGGGATTGTCCCTGGCCGCGTGAAGGCGTGCTATTCGGCTGCTTCGTCGGACTGTTCCATCATGCGTCGGTAGCGTTCCCGCACCTCTGCCGATGTCTCTTTCCGCGGCTTGCCGGTCGCCTCTGCGGCTTGCGATTGCTTGAGGGCGCGCGCCGGTGCTTTCGCAGCGGGCGGTTTCTCGGGCGGTGCGCTGGCCCGGACAGCATTCGCGGGGGCGGCCCCGGCAGTAGCAGCGGGTGCCCATGAACGGGCCTCCGCGACAGAAACTTGATTGGCGCGCACGTACTCGACCACGTCGGCCAAGTCGGCTTCTACGCCTTGCGTTTGGTACACGCGCTGCATCACGGCGAAGCAGCGCTGAATGAACTGCGGCTTGGTGGCATACGCGGCGATCTCGGGGTCGTCGGACTTGACGAGCTGCCCCTGCATCTCGGACATGTAGGCGCGCTGCGCTTCGGCTTGCTCGGCCGCGGCGCGCGCTTCCTTCTCGCGTTCCGCCATCGCCCTGCGCTCGGCGCGCTCGGCTTCGATCTCGGCCTTTAGCTTCTCGACCTCGGGGTTCTTGCCGACCCGCTGCGAGATGATCTTGCGCTGGTAGTCGGCCGCATCCTCGCCGAACGCAGCCTTGAACGCCGCATCGTAATCTCCGGCCTCGTAAGCCGCGCGCGCCTGGTGGAGCGGGGCATACTCGGCTTTGAGCCGCTCGACGACGCCGGAGAGTTCTTGTTCGCGCGCGGCGAGCTTGCGCTTGGCGCCTTGCTCGTACTTGCGGATTTCTTCCCACTGCTTCGAGCTCACTCCGAGCTTTCGCCCAAGCGCCTCTCGCACGGCATCCGGGATGCCATCCGCGTTCATGTCGCCGACGACGGTGTCGATGAACTTGGCGACGTTGCCGTGCTGCAGGTGGAAGCGAGCCTTCGCGATGATGCTCGCGTCGTCTTCGGGCTCCGGCGCGGCCGTGGGAGCCTCGGCGGGCTTCGCTGCGGCTTCGAGCTTTTCGACGCGGCGCGCGGGCTCGGTCGGCTTCGCGGCGGCGACGAACTTGCCCTTCGCGTCCTTCGCGGGAGTATCGGGCGCCGTGACCTTCGCGATCACCTCGGCCGCGGTCTTGATGCCACCTCCGGAGGGAGCGGCAACGGGGGCAGCGGTAGTGCTCGCGGCCGTGGATTCGGTTGCTTCGTCGCCAGGCATCACTGCACCAATTGGAGTGGGGGTGGGGCGCCAGCGCCGGGCGGACCGGGCGGCGGCATCGGGCCGGGCGGAGCGCCGGGCGGCGGCGCCATCATGCCGGGTGCGCCCATGTCAGCTTGCGGCGCCATCGGTTTGCCGGCGGCGTTCGCGGCGGCGCGCGCTTCCTTCTTTTGGATCTCGAGGTCGACTTCCTGCATGAAGCGCAGGAAGAAGTCCTTGTTGAAATCGGGCACGTCATCCATCTCGGCCTCGAGGTACGCTTGTGCGACCTGCACGAGCGCATCGGGCAGCGACGGCATCCACGGAATCGGCGGGCGGTAGCGGAACTCGCCCTCTTGCTCGGCCTCAGGCGTCGCATCGAGCCACTGGTCGACGTAGCTCTCGACGAGCTCGCGCTGACGGCTGACCGACTCGAGCTCCTTCGAGGTGTCGAGGTACTTGATGACCTCGATGAGGCTCTCGTCGCTGACCTTGCCCGCCGCGTTCATCTCTTGGATGAGCTGCAGGCGATCGGCCGGCGTGTTCTTCACCTCGCCAACCGGGTAGATTTGGATGACGTAGCGGTCATCCTCGAGGTCAACGTCGCGCCACTTCAGCGTCTTGAGGAAGCCTTTGCCGGTCCAGCGCGACTCGAAGTCCTTGTTTTGCGCGTACAGCTCGCGAGTGCAGGCCACCGTGTGGCGCGCCAGCGACACGAAGCTCTCTTCGTACGCGCGATAAATGACGCTGAAGCGTTTGCTCTGGACATCCTCGGTTGCTCTGATTGCAACGGCGGCCGTGAGCCCCGCCGGCTTGTCGCCGCTCGTGAGCATCTCGGACACGCCGGAAATGTCGTGGAGCTCGGCCTGATTCATCTGCAGGAATTGCACGTTGGCCGGGCCGAACGGGATGGGCTGCTGATACGTCGGCGGCGCCTTGCCCGGCGCGCTGCGCAGATTTATGCCGTCCTCGTTCGTGCGGAGGTCCTCCTCGCGCAGTGAGCCCTCCTCGTAGCAGAGCACACCCATGCTCGTGCGCTTGTGCGAGTCCTGCATCCGCTGAACGGTGTCGTTCACCACGTCGGCGATGCTCGCGACTTCCTCGACAAGCGATGTGCCATCGGAGCCGACGAGGTGTTTCGACCAATGGATCTCGATGAAGGGGAACTCGTTGCGGGTCCAATCCTCGTCGACGAGCACGGCATCATTCACCGCGATCACATGGCGCCCAGGCTTGTTCTTGCTGAACGGCAGTCGCCACGCCTCGCACACGCGGATCTGATTCGAGATGCGCTTCGTGCCGGTCCACTCGGCTTCGCCCTCCTCGACGTATTCGGGGGCGCGCTCGAGCGCGTCTTTCTGCTCGGGGAATTTCTCGATCAGCTCGTCGCGGTCGTACGGGTAGACGTGAAACTTGTTACGCGGCTGGCCATAGCGCGCCTCGAGCGGGTCGACGAAGAGCTCCCAGGTGAACACGCGCTCGTAGCTGACGCGCCCGTCTTCCTCGTCGGCGAACACCTTGACCGCGCCGCCGGTCGGGAACACGCAGGCATCGAGGAACACGCGGAGCATGAGCTGCCACACGTCGGCGTAGCTGCCGATCGCCTGCATGAACTGCCCCTCGACGAACCGGTCGAGCTTCTTCGACTTGCGCTTGGTCTGCCAGTCCGAATCGCTCGTGACGAATTGGACCTTGGGTTTCTGCTGCCCTGCGAGCTTGGCCTGCGCGGCGTTCGCGATGCTGCGCTCCTCGGGCCAGACCAGCGACGCCCCGCCATCGGAGCCCGAGTAGGCGCCGGAACGGTAGTAGGCGCCCGGCGATAGCCCGCCCAGGCGGCGCATCTCGTACCGGCTTGCGGCGTCGCGGCAGCGCGTCTTGCGCGGCTTCTGCTCGGTCTGCAGCGCAATGCACAGCGCGACAATTTCGCGAGCCATTTCGGCTCCCTTGTCAAGCTGATGCCATTTCAGCTGGCCGGTCTGTGCCATTCTTGCGTGACACACAGTGGCGCAATTGGTTCAAAAATGCCACGCAATTTCGCGTGACAGAGTGTGCCATTCGTGATAGCCCTATCGAAACATGGCACATATCCGCGCGATTCAGGACAATGTGGTGATCCGATTTTTGCCACCGAAAAAGGTGTCTGACGGCGGATGCATCTTCTTGCCGGACACGGCGAAGCCCGAGAAGACGCTGAAGGCCGAGGTGATCGCGGTCGGCCCGGGGCATTACCGCGACAACGGGCACGGGCATTTCGTGCCGACGACGCTCAAGCCCGGGGAGATTGTGCTGGTCGACCGGCAGGCGGGGCAGGATTACTGCCTCGACGTGAACGTGCCGCGGCAGAACAAGGCGGCGGATTGGGCCGACAAGAACGGGAATTTCCGGGTGGTGCGGGAGGAAGAGGTGCTCGCGGTGCTCGAGGATGAG